TTGCATTTTCTGGTACACCTTATTCATCTATCAATAACTTCGATATGAACTTCTTAGGTTTACCAGTCTATCGTGCTGACACTAAACAAGAGTATGCTACAGACCTTTTATTGTTCGCAGGAACATCACTTAGCGGTGGCTTCTATGCTGGATTCAGATTTGTTATAAGTGAACTAGAACGAGACTAGCTAGTTTGAGGCTGACAATCAAAGCACTCGTAGTAATCAGTGTCTGGATGTTCTGTGATGATTTGACTACACTCTTGTGACCAGCAATAGCAATCACAGAGTCTACAGAGGACATAAACATCCATTATTCTTCCTCCTTACAAGTGCAATTGCTCAATTCAAGCAATTCACTAATTGGCTCTCCACAGTGTGGACAATCATAGATCATTCTTCTTCCTCCTCTCTTACTCTTAGAGCATAGTCTCGGTAATAGTCAACCTTGGTACTAAGTTCCGTAATCATGTCCATGGACTCTTTAGCCCATTTTACAACACTTGGTCTGTCATCTTGAGCCCATTGGTGTTCATAATTCCATAATTCTTCTAAGGCTTGGATTATGGTTCTTAATTCATCATATCGAAAATAATATGCAGCAACAAAATTACCATTATCTTCTCTGTTGTTTCCTACATTGTATGCTCTCATGCGTTCAACTCCGCTAAAAGTAATGCTTTCAATTGTGGTGATGTATCTTCTCTAGCAAGCAACACTGCAAGCAACTGTCGAGTTCCGTAATCACTGATATCAAAGGCTTCCTGGTCGGCAAGATATGCCTTCAAAGCCCTGATAATTACTCGTGACCTGGTCCCCTTGGTTTTCGTCTTTAAATCCCTGGCTATTGACACCGGAATATTGGCTGAAATGATGGTTTTTAGTTCCCCCATGATTAGTCCATTTTGTCTTTTAATAAATAAGTAACTGAAGAAATTAGGTTGGGAGGTCTAGATGTGTGGCTGCGCCCCAAATCTCGCCAGTGACGGCCCAGATGTTCAAGACTAGGGTTGATAATAATATAAATACCCTGTAGTGTAGAAAATACACCATGGCAAAAGCAATGACAGGTAGTTTCTATCTGACTGAAACCGTAACTCTAGCGAATACTTTGACTGATGGTCAGAGAGCATCTGGTTCTATCGATCTAGGTGCTTATGTGAATGTAGCAACTGGACAAGCAATAGCAGTTGAATCTGTAGACTTCATCTTCCAGTGTGGAACTGATTTTGGTCAAGCAGGTCTTGATATGCTAGATGCTAGTGGTGCATTATCTGTTCAACTAACTGATCTAAACCCAGGCGGTGTATTTGTTCGTGCAGATAACCAGAGTCTTATTGCATCTGGTTCTCTTAACATCAACAGGTCTGGTTCAACAGCAACCAACGCTAACACACTTTCCCACCAAACTGATCTATACCCAGATAACTTTGGCCCAACTAACTTGAGTGAAGCATTCATGGTAGTCAATGATACACTTCACCTGGTTGCTGGTCCTGACTCAGCCGATATTGCATCTCAAGATGTATTCGTTACAGCAAGAATCCGCTGCCGTGTAGCCAAGTTGTCGAAGATGGATTGGATGTCGATTGCAATTCAGAGCACTGCCTCAGATAACTGAGGTGGTTAACCTGGTTAAAGTCGAAGGAACTCTCGAAGAACTTCGAGAACTGTTTGTCGAAGGTGCTAAGAAAGAAGCACGCAAGCAAGCAGTAAAGGCTGGTGGTGAAGTTGTTAAGTCTACTGTTAAGCGTGCTAAGAGTGCTTGGCAGAAGTTTATGGCCAATCCGAAGAAACAGATTAGGTTCAAGTCGGGTAAGCGTAAAGGTCGACTTGATCTCAAGCGAATGGCAACAGCCTACAGAAGAGAACAACGTGCAAAAGGAAGGAAGTGATCTACTTGAGTGAACCATCAACAACTGTAGCTACAAGAACTCTATCTGGTAGTAGAAGAATGTCAATTCCTATGCAACCTTTGAATGCATCATATAACTCAGATTTAGCGGCATGGTTCATCAATAGACCCGATGTTACTACAATGTGGCAACTTTTAGATCCAATAAGACAATCTGGATTTTATATTGAAGATTACTTTGATACATCGGGTTACACTAATGACAAACTAACAGTCTTTACCGAGAATGCATTTATCCAGGAAGCGGGAAGATATCAACACACATTTCCTGGTAATGGAAGATGGTTAATATTAGATTTAATTATGACAGAACGCATTGATAATGTGTCTGATTTGGCTGTTGAATTAGTTAGTTCTAATACAGCAATACCTGGTACATCTAATTCAACAGATGATTGGAATCAAGTTATCTTTGGAAGACTAAGAGAGTTTACTGGTATTACTCAAGCAGCTACAGTTCAAGATGTATTTGCACCAGTTTCCGATCAACAGTGGGGTTCACTAGAACCAACTACCGCAGATAAACTATGGACTTACAAGATAGTGCTAATTCTTGGAATACCTGATGCGCTTTCTCAAATCAAGTTCCCTGCATCTCGTGTTGTAATGAACACAGAAGTGCGCAGAGAAGATGATATGGCCTTTATGATGCGACAAAAGAGATCATACGAACTAACATCGTACTAAGGTGATTTAGTGAGTAGTCTCTTTGGTGTTTCTCCTGGTCAAAGGTTAGGAGAAGACTTTGCATTTTCTGGTACACCTTATTCATCTATCAATAACTTCGATATGAACTTCTTAGGTTTACCAGTCTATCGTGCTGACACTAAACAAGAGTATGCTA